AAACCCTGGGTTCATTTTATTCTGATTACAGTGATTGATAAACGCTACTGTTTGTGTGTGTTTTTCTTGTAACTCTTTTTTATCTGCGCAATCTTCAGAGATGTGACTTGTCTTCCCCCAAGGAATATTTTGAATATAAAGTTCAACACCTTCGACATCTTTCAGTGCTCTGTAAATTGATCTGGCATAATCTCCATAACCAGATTGAGAAAGCACAGGTCCTTTCAAAAATACTCTTTTCATAAATCAATTACCTCGTATGGAGTGTATCCTTTTCTAGTATCCCAAGAGCCAAAATCATTATGCACTTTTGTTAAGATTTGATCCCACCTTTCCATAAGTTTGGTAAAGCTGAAATTGTTTTCTAGGTGCTTTCTGCCTTTTCTGCCAAGTTCCTCACGCTCTTCTGTGGGCATACTGATCATCTTGTTCATGGCAGCAATAAATTCTTCTTTCGATGGTCGGTCTTCGTAGATGTATGGTACATCCTGAGAACCCACGACACACTTAGATGCTGGTTCAATACCGATGCCAAACCACTCTTCACCATCAGTAACTTGCTCTTTTAGTCCACCTGTCATGTTGACAATGATTGGTGTCTCGCAGGCCATTGACTCTGAAGTTCCTAGGCCAAACCCTTCAGCATCAGAAATGTTGATTGTGCAATCGGCAGCATTGTAAAATACTGCAAGCTGTTCCTCTGGTAAACGCTCTGTTGAGAATGCGATCTTATCAAAACCAATACCACTTGCCGCTACAACAGCGTGCAAATTTGGCCCATACATATCATGCGGGTTTGTATGCATAACAAGTCGTGCATCTTTACCTTCAGGTAGTTGGTCTAAAAATTCCTTGAACCACCAAATCAAAGTTGCAGATTGTTTTCTTCTTGCGTTCCTGTTGTTCCAAAAGAACAAGAAGCAATCCTCATTTCCAAAATTGCTTTTCTTGAATTGTCTAGCAGACAAAGTATTCTTCTTGAAGACATCATGACTCACTGAAAGAGGGATGTATTCGTGTGGCACTTCTGGGGCAACTTCATTTACAATATCTCTTGACACCTTAGACATTGTAACGATGTAATCATTTGACAGATAATACTTTCTATTGAACTGTGGTGCTGGGAAGTTGTCCCATACGTGGTAATAAATAATAGGAACATTAGAACGAATCTCGTCTTCCATTTCCCATAGCCAAACCCAAAATCTCGGATCTGTCATCACCCACATGATGTCGGGCTTTTCTTTGTTTAGAAATTCTCTGACTAATTCTTTCGAACCATAATCCTTGACAGGATAGATGCGCCAACTCTGTCCCCACTCTTGTGTTACAACTGGTCGCATATCAGCGTGCTTCTGCGCTCCAGCCAAACTAATAACTTCATACTTTCCTGTAGCCAACATTGCTTGAATGAAGTTCTTAGTTTGAATGCCGACGCCCGAAGGAATAAGTGGATGATCGGATAATGTTATGATTTTAATTTTTTTATTTGTCACAATAGAAATAAACCCTTCTTACGTTATCTTTTCATAATAAATTTCATGAAGATAGTATGCTAAACTCTTTACTATTACTTCCGCTCCAGAAATACTAATTGCAGAAGTAAAACTGCCAGTAACGACAAAACTTGCTGTAAACGTAATAAGCGTGGCTAACACTCTCCATGTTACAGTTTTTACTATTGCTTTACTCATAAAAGTTACTATGGACAATACTCGGTTTTGTAAAATTCACATCTCTGACAAGAAAGTTTGTTCTTTATAAATCTCTTGTTGTCGATATTATACAAAGCAGTACCTAAAATGTTAAGTGCATTTGTGGTTTTTTTGTCCCCACTTGTTACCCTGAAAAGTTCTACTCTGTTCTTCGAGGCCGTCCTCTTTAATAGTCCGAAATGAGTCTCTACCATAGAAGGATCAATATCGTGTTTTTGGCAGAAGTAATGTTTGTAAAAAGTTAGTTGGTAAGTTGTTATTTTGTCACTTCTACGCTGAAGATTCCAGCCCCAGGAACAAGTCTTCCAGTCAATAATGTGATACTTGCCATCCGAAGTTTTTACAACCAAGTCAATGAAGCCCTTGAAGTCATATTTTGAATCAAAGTGCTCAGTGATGGGCTGCATAATCTGTTCTTCAGTAGAGAAGACTTCGAAATCATCACCAAAGTAGCCTCTTAATCCTGGTAAAGCCTCAACGCTCAAGATCAGACCTTGTTCTCTCATTGTATCAATGGTCTTGTCTGTAATCTTTTGTCTTGCATCTTCTGGCAGAGAGTCGAGATTCTTCTGAAAGCTCTCTAGAAAAATCTTTTGTTCATCAACATTAGGGTCCTGTACTTTATATTCGCAAGCTTCGTGAATAGCTGTGCCAAATACAGTGTATTCATTTCCGTTGAATAGATTTACTCTATCTTCATAAGTCAGCTTGTAGTAGAAAGGGCAAGTTGTCCAGTTCTTGAAGGCAGAAAATGAAATGTGAGGCATCTTTAGTCCAGTTCAATTAAGGTTTTAACCTTATTATACAACACTGGACATATCTTTTGCAAGTGGTTAGGGTCACTTTTTATAAAATATTCTAATCCTTCGCAGAAATACTCTGAGATCGAGGTTAGAGAATAGGGGGTCATGAGAATTCCTCTGGTGAAGTTCTCTAGTTTGGAAAATCCTACGTCATAAAACAGATACTCATCAAATTCTTTATTGTATTTGGTCTGGTAAGAATATACAGTGCTAATATTTTCTCCATAAGAGTTGAGTTTTTTGATGACATAATCTTTCTTTGATAGATATTCGTATTCAAGCTGGTTATCTAAGAAAATGTCTTCATAGTAAGTTTTTTCAACAGCATGTCCTATTTCATGAAGAATGTCATCATACAGATCTTCTTCATCTTTCTGTCGATTAGTAACATAGATTGCCCCATCATCATACACTGCTTTTACATCACGATCAGTTAGATGCTTGAAACTTCCAACATAGATAATATCAATGTTATAAAATAAATGACTGGGAATAAGCTCCAGTCTTCTTTTAATTTTATTGAAGTCTATTTCTGAGGTTGGTTCGTTAACCACATAGAGAGGAACAAAATTGTGAATGTTGTAAAAAGGAGGTTTTTTGTTTAGGTTTGCGATATAATTTTGTGTTTCCATAAATCAAAGTTCTTTAGATGCAAGAGTTGCTAACTTAGAACGTTCACCCTTACTTAAGGTTATATGTCCAGTAAGTTCATTGTTTTTTAGTTTCTCTACTGCATAAGCTAAACCATTAGAAGTTTCGTTTACATAAACGTTATCTATTTGTTCAACATCTCCAGTCAAAACTATTTTGGTGTTTTCACCAACTCTTGTAATTATAGTCTTTAATTCGTGTCTTGTCAAGTTTTGTGCCTCATCAATAATGATATAGGCATTAGAAATCGACCTTCCTCTAATAAAAGTCAAGGCTTCTACTTCTATTACGCCCTGGCTCATATACATCTCAAGTGCTGCTTTGTCATTGCCCATTAAATTTTCTAGGTTATCTTGAATTGGAGCTAACCAAGGTAACATTTTTTCTTCCATCGTTCCTGGTAAAAATCCAATATCTTTCCCTAAAGGCTGTACAGGCCTAGAGATAATCAGTCGAGTATAAGTTTCATCATTCATTACTTGCTCTAGTCCAGCAGCAATGGCACACATGGTCTTGCCGCACCCTGCTTTGCCAACTAATGACACTAGAGGTAGTTCTCGATCCATCAATAAATTCATTGCAAAGTTTTGTTCTTTATTTCTGGTGGTGATTCCCCATATATTTTTATGCTTTACAAGCTTTTTTAAGGGATCATTGTAAGACAAAAACTGAGCTAATGCAGATTTATTTGGATCTTCAGCAGAGGTCAAAAGAACAAATTGATTAGGATGTAAAATAATTTCTTCTGGATCTGCGAAAACATCTTTACCTTCATAATATAAGTCAATTATTTCCGAGGGTAGTGGGTATTCCGTAAAGCCACTGTAGATATTATCAGCTGAATCTACTAGTTGATTTGTTATGAAATCCTCTGATTGAAGCCCGATAGCATCACACTTTACTCTCATGTTAATATCACGAGAAACAACAACAGTCTCATTTTCAGAATGTAATTTAGAAATAGAAATTGCTGTAGCTATTATTTGATTATCTGGATCTTCTTTATCAACAAACGAGAAATTATCAAAATCTTCATTTGTTAAAAGCCTGACAAATATCTTACCTTTGTCTTCACCTAAAGAAACACCCTCATACAAAGAGCCGGTATCTCTTAGCTCATCAAACACCCTGATAATTGATCTGGCATTGTGACCTACTGAATCTTGTCTTTTTTTGTGTTTATCTATTTCTTCTAATACTTTAAATGGAATATAAATGTTTGATTTACCAAAAGAATATATAGAATTATAATCTGTAAGATAAACACTGGTATCTAGAATATAGTTTTTGATTATCATATAAACCTAACTTACTAATTTAAATATAATATAAAATAATAATATAAAAATAAAAAAATAATTTTTATTAACATACCTATTAATGATGGCAACTAACTTATATAGGTTTCTAGTAGTAGTTTTTATACTAATATTAAATGCTAGTTGCAGTTATGTCAAGTACAAAAAGTCACCACCTGAGATTTTTTCACAAGTAAGAAATACGTTAATCGTAGATTTTTGTTTTGGCCCCGAAGGGGATGATGAAAGTAAAATGTGTGGAAGAACTATATTGGATGGACAGGTAAGTTCAGGGTTCTTCGTTCACAATAACGCAACCAATTCTTTTGTTCTTACGGCTGGCCATATATGCGACTTTAGTACTGAATTTTTAAAGGAAAGATTCTCAACCGGAATACCTCCAGGGTTTATAGTGAAAGACTTAAGTATTGTAGCAAAAATATTTAAAGTTGTAGATATGAACTATAATGAATATAATGCAAGATTGGTTGATTATGAGACGGAATATTCCGACTTATGTTTGCTAGAAACCGAACGTACAAATAACCCCGTTGTTAGTCTAAGTGATCCCTCTCTAGTCCCAGGAGACCCTGTAAGAATGTATTCTGCTCCACTTGGCGCTACTCATCCGGGTGTAACGATCATAATAGATGGAATTTATTCAGGCATGACTTTAGATCCAAAAATAACAGAGTACCCGATTCTAATAATCACCGATGGTCCAGTTGTGCCAGGTATGTCTGGTTCTGCAATATTAGATTTTCAAGGCAATTTAGCGGGCTTAGTCTTTGCTACTTTTTCTAGTTTTCCTGATGATGGGTACGGAATCCCGATACAATCAATAAGGTATTTTCTTCTCAGAAATATTGATACTTTGCTTGGTAGTAAAGAACAACCTTAACACTTCTTTAAAATTCTGATAATATTCAATTCTGATTACCAAAAAAGGATCTGTTTATGAGCAAGAAAACTGCTTTTGTTACTGGAATTACTGGACAAGATGGTTCTTACTTGTCTGAACTTCTGTTATCTAAAAATTACAAAGTTGTTGGCCTAAAAAGATATTCAGCAGGAGAAGATAAAGATCGTCTAAAGCATGTCTCGCACCTACTTGACTATGAAGATTTTCACGTAGAAAGTGGAGATATTTGTGATTCTGCTTCCATGATTAGTGTACTGTCTGAA